GAATAGTCGCGTAATCTGTTGTGCCTTCGTTGCGGCGGAAAGACCTCTGTACTAAATACGGGCCTTGCGCTTGAATTCTTTTTTGTTGCTGTCTACGATAAAAATCGGCAGCAGCCTTGTTTTGTCTTGGGAATAAATCCTTTGGCTTACTACCGATAAACATTTATTTAGCCTTTTTAAGTGCTTTTAATTCAGTTTCACGCTGTTTTTCACGCTTAATGCGCTTTAATTTTACTTGCTCTTGAGTTGTTAGCATTTTGCCAACTTCAAAACCATCTTCATTTAATACTGGTTTAACTTCTGCTTTATCAGTCATTATTTAATCCTTAGATAAAAAGAAAGCGGGCTTTTACACCCGCTACTGGTTAGTTATGCACGTAGTACGCAATGCCAACGTTCTCACGCTCAAACTGACGCGACCAGTTAGCTGCAAGTGCGAACTCTGCAACGGTTGGAGAGTCGCCCGCCACTGTGGTTTCAGTCCAGCGATAACCTTCAGGGTGAATCAACCACTGCTTACGTTCAACAAGAGTTTCAATGCCTGCGCCGTTACCAGCTAGCTCGTCAAACTCTGTAGCCACTGGGCGCTCTGGCATACCATCGCCATAACCGAATGCACCAGTCTTGTACAATACAGACACATAACGAGAACCAGAAGTCGCACCAGCAATAACTGGCAGCTTCTTATCTTCAAGTAAGCGTAAGCCGTTATACGTTGGAATCATCACGCCAGTTTCAGAGTCTTGAATATACTCGATCTGGTTTTCTTTGATGATTTGCGCCATCGTATCAGGGTGAACAGCCATTAAACCAAGGTTGTCAGCCGACTCACCCATAGTTGCGCGAGCATCAACAAAGCCACCAAAGTTGAACTTGTTAGCCGCTGTAGCGTTGTTGCCATCTTCCGTTGAATCATCATGAATCATGTCACTAGAGTTACTAGCGATGTTATCCAGATAAATACCCAAAGTAGCAGCTTGTACGCGAGCAGCAAATCGTTGCTCCCAATATGCAGCTGTACGGCTTGCAATCTGCTGCATAGGGTTTTCAGAACCTAGAACAGAAGAAACCAAGTTGGCAGACTGCCAGGCGTTGTTAATATGAACACGGCGAGCCTGCATTTTGCCGGTACCAATCTTATCTGGCGTTGCGTTTGCTGCTGGGTCATCTGTAGAAATATTCTCGCCAGACGCGTCTAAATCTTTCCAGTATGGAATAGACGTAATATCGCCATCGCCATTTGCGCGAGAAGCTAGCACTGAGTTAGTAACTGCCACACCAGACAAGGTGTAAGCATTACGGTCGGTGCGGTTTTCCTGTACGTATGTCAAATACACATCAGGGTCGAATTGAACATCGGATAGGCGGGTAGTAGCCATTTTTAAGTACCTTTAATTTGTCGTTTAAACCCTTCCGGGTCGTTTTGTTTGAACTCTAAGCGCTCTCGGTCATTCATATCTTTGAGCGATTTGGTAGCCCCGCCACCGCTTTGGTTTCCAGAAGCCCCGCTTCCGGTATTTCCAGAACCATCAGCCAGCCAAGGCTTTTGGATTCTGATAATATCTGCCAACTGAGCCGCATTAACACCAGCACCGTCAACAGTAAAACTAACTTCACCGCCATCTGTTAAGATTGCGGAGGATTTGTATAGCTGCATAATATCACGCTGCTTGTCGCCCTGCGCAGTAACCATGGAGGCTACACGGGATAATTCAGAATTAATCTGACTATCCTTTGTTTTTTCTAGCATATCGGCATTAATCGCCTGAGCTTCTGCTAGTTGCTGCTCTAACTCATGCGCTCGTTTGGCTTTCGTGTTGTAAGCCTCTTCAAACTTACCACTTTCTAGAGCTTGTTTTTCTGCGTCTTTAGCAGCCTGAGCTTCACGAATCCGCTGGGCCTCTTCAAGCTCCGCAAGTTTCCGCTTGGCCTCGCCACGCTCCTCTCGCTCTTTGCGTAGTGCTTCTTTAAGCTCGTCTGCTGGATCAATACCAGTCACGCCAAGCCTAAATTTCCCATCTTTTTCTGTGTAAAGGCTTTTGTGTGCCTCTTCCACTTCTTCAAGAGAATCAATCTCAAATTTTAACATTGCAACCCCGTTGCTTATTATGTAGCCCCGCTACGTTAAGACCATTATACATAAAAACGGGCATAGTCAATAGTTTTGGTGAATAGTAGGTATTCATGAGATGAATTAGGCTTATAGTGACTGATTATGTATGGTTAATAAAACAACAAAGGAACACTTATGCCAGACTACCCAGCAAAGATTAACCACGAACTAGACAAGCTAGGAAATCCTATTTTCATCATCAGAAAGGAGTCGATAGAAAACGGCGCTATTCTATACGATAAGAACGGACTAGCAGCAGCAATTAAAAAGAAAGGCCAGATTTTGGCTATATTGGAGGGTGATGAATGAAGCCATACAAAGCACGAGAACAGATAGAGATAGATGGTAAGTGGGTTACATTTAGCGAATCTGAATTTATTGGAACGCCTAGCGAGGTGGTTGATGGAAGTATGTTTGTTGATGGCAGTGGCAAAAGAGGGCTCATTAAATACAAAGGCGAAATAAGAGAGATTAAAGGAGGTTTAGATAAATGAACACTTTTACTTTTACGGATGAGCAGGTAAAAATAATAGAGAGGGCAATCTTAGATACTCAGCGAGAAATGCTAGGTGGTAGTAGCGATAAGTCAAAAATGAGCGACTATTCAAATCTTAGCGATATATTATTTATACTATATAGAGCTAAAGAAAAGTAACTGGCTCCAATGCCGCAAGCTCTTGCAGGGAGTAGGTCTTTTTAATATTGACTCGCTCTCTTACTTCCTTTGGCTGCAACTTCAACCAACCTCGATAACTAAGATTAGCTGATACCTGCCCCGACTCACTGGCTCTTGTGCCTTCTAATCCTGGTATTTCATACTTTCGCTCAACCAGCATAACTCTTAGCGACCGGCAATTAAAATGCAAAGGAGGCATTGGCCCCTCATTCACTGGCCAGATAGTTTTATCAGCACTAATACAAACATCGCTCGTATGGCTATCTAAGGTAGCTATTATCTGTTCGCCTCGCAATACATCAGTATTAGCCTTAGCCGTTTCAGTATGCGCCTGATTGCTTGTAGCGCTAATCGTAGTCGATACTAATGCCCTAGCTTGCGCCTTAGTTCGCTTATTTACCTGATTGGCTACCTTGCGGGTTATTTCGTCCGTAGTTTCGCCACCAATAAAGCCCTGTTGAATTAATGATCGTATTTCTTGTGACTTTTTACCACTGAATTGAGAAATAGCCTCATTAATAGTCATTCGCTCAACTGCGCCGCTAGCCTGAGTTAGCACCATATCGGTATTTTCTAAGGCCGCATTAAGCTGCTCAATAGCTGGCTGAACTGCATCAACCTTAATTGCACCTTGCAGCATTCGCGTATTAAAACCAGCCTCATATTCTGAGAATTCCTTAATGTAACCACCCAAGTCTAACTCGAACTGCTGAAATGACTTAGCCATAATGTCATCAATATCAGCCAGTAGCTCTTGAGCGCGAAAGAATTGGAACTCGGTCATATTCTCACTACTTAATCGAGCAACCAATTTATCTCGCATATCATTTAAGATAGGCTCTAGGTCGTTATATCGCCCGTGGCCGTATCGCTCAACGAATATTGCGTGCCTAGTGGTTGCGTCAATTAAGTAGCCTGTCGTACTCATAGGGCAGTACTACTCGCATTCTCTGAGTCGATGTCTTTGTCGGATCGGTCAGCGTCAATAATGCCAGCGCGCTTTAACAAGGCTCTAAGGTCTGACTGTGCAATATCTCCACGGTCTGCCGATACGTTAGCCGCCATCCATTCCTGTGCAGTCAATACAGTATCGAAAAAGTCACGATTCATTTGATATTTAGAAGGCTCAGTCTTAACGAATTCGCCCATTAAGCTAACAACTGAATTGAGTGTATCTTCTACATTGCCAACGATTGTCGATAATACCGAAGTCTCAGAGCTTGCCGCTATTCGTGCCGCTTCTGCTGTCTCGTTAATTGCGTTGGTAGTGATTAAGCGAGCGCCAATACTTACCATCTGATCTTCTTTAGCTTTCATGGCCTCAGAGGTCGCTTGAGCTGGTTCTAGTTGAAGTAATGACATAGAGCCGCTATCACCAAGAAAAACACCTTGATCAGCGCCAACCAGCACGCCGTTAGGATTCATTTCTCGCCATTCATCAGAACCCATTGTAGTAGTAATGCCAAGTGTTCCGCCCGAATGGATATATAGATTTTTCTCGAAGTCCGCACTGTTGCGATAATGGCCGATATTAATTTCAGCAATTGATTCTAGCGGTATTTCGTCAACTGTCGGTTTATTATCTTCTGACCCAGTGAAATAGAACGGGATAAATGACATTCTTTCGCCATTTAATCGAGGCTCAAAGGTTTCTATCTGCTCGCCGCTGTCATCATAAAGGGTATTAACATAAAGACCGTCATCAAGAGTAAGCGCCCGATATTGAATGACTTCTTCTCGCGCAAACCTATCATCATTCAGAGCTTTATATGACTTCTCGCACAGCACCACCATTGATAAGGTATTAATTCCATTTTCTTTGGTAGTCTCCCAGTTGATAATTGATTCAGCAGTATAAGAGGCTGCATAAGGTTTTACACCCATGCGCTGCTCATCTTCACGGCTTGCACCTTCTGGAACTGTAGGAAAGTCAACCAAGATACCATGACGGCCAGTTAGTTGGATTTCAGATACCATGCGCTTGGCTACCTGATCAATTCCCATGCCTTCACCGTCTAAATCAGTCTCAACGAACGACAAGGGTTCTGGCAAATCTTCCATAAATGAAGGCTCTTTGCGGAATACAGCACCAGTAAGCGCCGCATTAGTCCGACCTGTAACGCCAAGGTATAAAGCCCGCTGCTTATAGGTTGCATACTTATCAGCGTCTTTATCCGCCCCCTTTGGCAAGTACTTCTCACCAGCTTTCTTAATGCCGTTAGCGCTTGCCGCAAGTCGTGTCTTTGTCCAGCTAGGTAGAGCCGCGTCATACGCCGGATGCTGGTATTTAACGTCAGCCATTATTTAAACCTCTGAATTTTTGTTAATTCTAGCATTGTAATCATACAAAGCCCATTTTGATTGGTTTGTAGGTCTTCTTCTTACGAGCTACGCGATACCTAAGCGCATCATAGTCGTGATCCTCTTGCTCTGTATCAATATCATCAGGCTTTTTACTATCCCTTGACAGGATTGGAAACCTTGAGATTATGCCGCGAACATTACTAAAGAAGTATAGAGCCGGTCTTTCTGGCATTCCTGACTGGCTATCAGCACCCTCTAAAGCAGCTTCAAGGTATTCACACAATAAAGCAGCCCCATTAATGCGAGAGCCTGGAGACTTATCTGACTCAATCCACTTAACGCCCTGCTTTGCCATTTTGTCAGCTATGGATATTTGTTCGTCATCTTTGTTGTTAATGGCGTTATCTGCTGGCCCTGCCTTAACCTTGCCTGAAACTATGCCGGGCATTAGGTTAATCTCACCTCTAGGGCTTTTTATCTCGTGATTCTTATCAGAGAATGCCTTGTCAATATCAGCAACAATCTTAGCCACATTGGTGGCGCTCATCTTCAAGCCGGTGTTATGCTCTTCTGGTTCACACCCATAAAACTCACCGATGCAAAATATAGTGCCAGCAGGATAGCACTTAACACCATTAGGAGTGGCGACCTCAGTGCCGTCAGACTCTGCAAACCATAGATTGCTAAATGGCTTTGATTCTCCCCAGTCATGAGAGCGATCAACGTGCCAGCAAGATGGTATATCAAAAGGCTGAACAACATGAACGTGTTCACGCCACAAGTGGTCAAACCGACCGCCAGAAGTTATAGACCAATCACCATTAACCCAGGCAGCCTTCTTGTTAGGATCCTTGATGGCCATTAGGAAGGCAATGTATTGAGGATCAAGAAACTTATTCTCACGCCATGAACCATGAATAGCAACTCTAGTTAATACAACCTCTTCTTCTTCGTCCGTTTGAGGGTTTATCACCATAGTTGAATGTCTAACTACTTGACCGCGCGGAGCTGGATCAATAAACCGTTTCTTAACCCACGAATGACCAACACCAAAAGGATTGGTAGTACTAAAGCATTCTAAAGGGATTGGCGCTAGCAATGAACCATCAGGTTTTGGATAATCAATAGGACGAAATGATGAGCGCATACAGGAAAACATAGCTTCATAGAACTCTGAATCTCCTCGCTTTGTTAGCTCGTTATGCCCAACAAAAGGGAACTCCTGCCCATGATAGTTCCAATATCCATCTGCTTTCTGCTCATACCTAAACAGCAACTCTTCACCAGTAGGCCAAACCCACTTTAATTCACTGGCCGAGCTTAGGAATCTAGCTCCGTCATTGAATCGAGCAAATAGCTTTTTAGATTGTGAAATTATGTCACCAAGGTTTTTGTACTCAATATCGAATATAACACCTTTCCAGAATGCGCCGTAACCAACACCAACCAGCCTACGAAAGCGCATTAACTGGGCAGCAGTCTTGCCCGGACCTCTTGTGCCTTCATAAAGTATCTCATTACAAGGGCACGACAAAGATAATGACTGTGAACCAGACTGGGGCGCAATAGCTATTTTATAATCAGTCACGACTTAGAATTGAATCCTGATTCTTTTTAGCAGACTCTTCCCAGTCCTCAACACTGTCAGCAGTTGGAACAGGCATGACAGACTGGACAGTTACTTCGATCTTTTCACTATCACCGAATAACTTTAGATGCTTACCAAGTAAATCAAGTGAGCTGCGCTTATCCGCCAACTTATACTTTCGCTTAATGACAATAGGTGCGCCGCCGTCTTCGCTGCCCATTTGATCCTCTGTAACTTCCTGAATTGAGGCTGCAACATCACTATCAAGCTCATGAACTGGTATTAAGTCGCCACTAGAGTCATATACTCCGCCGATGTTGCTAAATGCAAGCTTTGACAGTTCATGTAAGACCTTATCTGCTGTAATTAGTGTCCTAGCTGCTCTAGCGTTCATCTGCTGCTTGAGCGCCTCCCTAACCTTTGGGATTTTAAGTGTCTTTGATGACTCTGTTCCGGCCGTTTTCTTGTTCTCACAACCAGTAGCCCTCATCCATGCTTGAGTGCCATTAAGATCAATCATAAATTCAATAATGAATAACGACTGCTTTTCAGTGAGGTCATCACCCATTATCTGAGAGATTAAATCGCCATCCCCTTTATCAATTTTCTTACTAGTCATATAGCCCCGCTATTAAGTGCAACCCTGTCACACTGACTATTAATTTCCTCCATTCTAGCATATTTGCGCCAAGTGTAAAAAAGCCCTAATTAAAGGGCTTGATTGAATAGGTAAATAAAGAGATGAGCAGTAACAACGCCCAATATAATTAGGTCTATGTATCTAGCTTTCATTTCATTAGACCCCATAGATTCCACATATTACTAACTTTCAACTCAGGCGAAAATGTCTGCTCAATCATCCAGCACACAGAATCACAACACCTTCTAAGCTCCGCAATCAGCTCTTCACTCATTCCTGAGAATAAAACAACATGCGCCGATTCCAGCTTAGAATAATCTTCACTATCCATTATTGGCGACCTGTCATTCCTATTTTTACACATATTAATAAGGTTATTAATTGGGCATAAATTAAAGTGCTTAGAACTAAATGACTCTTCTACTAGCTCATCTTTATTGGCTAGGAATAAATGCCTCTTGAATTCTGCATCATTCATTTCATCACCTCACAATTAAACCGATACTTGTTACCCTGCTCATCCATGCCAGCAAAGCCCTTGCCTGCAATACAGTCTTTAGTTATAAGATGAATATAACCCTTCCACCCCTTCAACTGTTTGCCTTGAGAATCGCTTAGAGCCATTAACTGCTCATTCTGTTTTACCAGCTGCTCAATAATGACACTTGATTCAGATAGCGCCTCACCTAGCTTAATCTCATTATCTAGACCAGCCGCAGCACTAAAACTAATCATCATTAATAATAGATATTTCATTTCTCACCCTCCAACTCATCCTCGACAAGTTTTGCGTAGCCAATAATATCATGCCAATTGTCAATATAATCAGCATCACCATTAACAATCCTAGCTATCTTTGCCGCTATCACTTCTAACGCTTCTCTCTGTGTGTCTCGCAAGTCATTAGAATTAGTCCCTGATTTCATTACCCGTTTAATCTCCTGAGAGACACGGGCATTATCGCAAAACTCACCATAACGACTCCCTCGCTCAGCAAGCGTATTATCAATCGAGCTATCCAATTCAGCATAGTGCTCGCCATCATTACCGTTCTGCGATACCTGCTCCATTCTTTCCCCTCCCTTCTTCCATTCGTCTGGGCGCATCTCGATCTTATACCTCTTAATTTTGTAAGTCTCAATACTCCACTGGATATCACTTACTATCCAGCACCGGTTAATTGGCATCATTTCGTACTTAGTGCCGTCAACCCACTTTACAAATAAGCCATCAATGAAACACTCGGCATCTTCTTTTGCATTACTCCAATCTACCTTATTCATATCAACCCCCTACCTTTGCTTTAGCGTGATAACCATCAATCAAGGCTTTAGCCTCTTCTAGTGTTTGTACTTTTTGTATTGGCTGGCAGTGGTAGCCTTTTACCGTGTTGTTAGCAATGTTATCACTAGTAGCTATGCCCATAAGGTATGCGCCAATACCAATTCCAGCAAGTAGAATCAATACAACTTCAAATAGATCAAACTTCATCTACTCGCCCTCCGGTGCTTTGAAGCCTTTGTTGGCCATCTTGCACACTAGCTCCGCCTTTCCCATTTCAGCATCATCAATAAGCCTCATTGCCTTCTCAATAAAAGCCTCTCGATCTTTCTGCCCTTGGGTTTTTAGTGGGCGGAATTTTGGTGATCCAATCAGCCTATCAATCTCACCTCGATGGCTTCCAGAAGACACTTGATAAATGTACTCTTCCCCTAATCCCTTCCCTACATACAGGCACTCGACCAAATCACCCTTATGCAGAGTTATGCACTCACATCCAACAGGAGGCAATCCATCTACCCATTCTTGGGTTGACTCTTCTGGTAGTTCTTCGGATGCCGTTGGATCGCCAATACAATCATTCCAAGGATCATCAGCAGAACACAAAGGTTCATTATACCTCTCAACCCTAGGGCTTCCGACCTTATAAAATGAAACCTTCCCTTGGCCTAGTTCGTGGCAATGCGTAGCCCCTTCAGGCACCTTATGCCCTTTGTATTCCTTAACGTAATTCTTACTCATTTATCTTTCCTCTTTAGTGTTGACCTTGTTTGCATTTCTTAATACTATAGCGGAATAAGCCAATAAGCAACAAGTAAGGAAAATAAATATGAACCATTCAGAACTAATAGAAACTAGAGCTAATACACCTTCACCTAAGCCGCCTTCATTAACAAGCGCAAAGATTAGCGAGGCTGAGGAAATGAGAAAGCAGGTTGAAGCCTTTATTGCTAAAGGTAAGAATTACACGGTAATTGGAGGTAATACGGAATCTAGAGCTATGACAGCTAAAGAGCAGATGGCCGCGTGTTATGATAAGGCTATAGAAGACGGCCGCAAAATGGATAAGCCGTTAAATCCAAAGAAGCGTTAAACCCTAATATCTAGCTTTCCGCATCTAGAGCATTGAAAGGCGTATGGGCTAACCCGTTCGCCTTTCCTCATCTTCACCCATTTATGAAATCCAATCTTACAGAGCATTGCCATTCTTTAAGCTCTCGATCTTAGCCTTATGCAGCTCATTCTCTCTTCCGTTTCGCTTCCATGCAACGTAAACATGAATAAACCCGAATACAACCATAATAACTAAGTACCACTCGTCAGTCAGAAATGTCCCCATCATTGTCATTGCGTAGATGAGTAGATTTGTTCCTGTGTGCCCGGTATCTGTAGTATTCACTTACTGTGTCCGCTGTGGTGGTGATCGCTGCCCAAGTGCAAAACGCTGTGAAGCAAATGCCCAGAATCATTAAGAATGTCATTCATAACGCCCTTAGAGTCTTCCATGGAACAGACCAGAATTAATTGAATGTATCCGATTGTACCAGCAATAAGACCAATCACATAAGACGTTGAACCAACATTCAATAAGTGAAGATAGTGAATGAATCCTGCAACTACATCAAGGCTGGCAAGAATGCCAATAAGGAAAGGTAGATTTAAACGAGTCTTTCGCCAATTAGCAAAGCTGGCCATCATCAAGATGAGATTGGCACCACAAAAGAAAGTTATTGCGGCGTCTGGAGATGAATTGCTAACCGCAACAATTGCACCCAACCCAGATATCAGAAGAAGCCATAAAGCCATTTCACTACGCTTCATTAAAGCAGCAAGTAACACCCCAATCATTAATGCAAACGACATTGCATCTATCATGTTATGCCTTCCTGGTCTTCTTAGACTGCGTAGACTTCTTATTTTTTGATTTACTATCAGCTCCAAAGAATGCACCAGCACCTGCTACTTTTCTTTGCTTGCTTTTTGGCTTAGCCTTACCATTCTCTCCAGTAGTGGCTTTGTTCTTCTTTACTCGTTGTCCGCGTACTGGTTTATTTGGCATTATAAAAACCCTTTGATAATCTTAATGTATTCATCACGATCATGCTTTAATTTGTTGACTGCATCATCATCTATTTTTGTATCGGTCATCTTTGCCAGCTTATCCAACCCTGCAACACTGGCATCATAGACCAATTCAGGTGCATTCTTCTTCAAGTAATACATTGCAATTGCGCCAATGGCATTCTTGATAATTAGTAGTAACGGCATAATAAAGCCCTGTGTAGTTTTGGTTATTCTATCACAGGGCTGTTAGTGTGCAAATTAAGCAATCTCGATGTGAGGCTTGTCCCATCCGTCCAGCTCATCAGAACCGAACTCACCACCCCATTTCAACTTGATGTTAATCATTCCCTCATCATAAAGACGGTTAGCAGTAGTCATAATTGCACCGGCAACCATGCTTAAGTGATGAGGTCGCCAGCTAGCCTGTCCGTTAACGAAAGCATAAAAGTCTAAGGCCTTTCCGTCTTGGTGCTTGCTGCGAATATCGAACCCGTCGCATTTAGATACCCCTTTAACAAACAATTCGTTTTGCTCGCTATCCGTTCGCTTACCGCCGTGACCCGGTATGCCAAAATCAATAGGGCTGACCTTAATTGCTTCTCTGAAAACCAAATCAAGCTGATTATCAACACCTTCTTTTCGCTCTATGCTTCGCTCGCTAAATCTGAACATTCTTTAAGCTCCTGTATTTTTAAATCCATCATGCGCCCACTCAGCATTTTAGCCTGAGCCTCATTAAATGCCTTTTTATCAGGGTCATTAGTCGCTGCTGCCAGCGCATTAAACCGTTCAATCTGTTTTTTGTAGTATGGAATGTAAGTCGAACTACTCATATCACCCTCTAATCATCTTATTAATTGCCGCATCAGCTTCTATGCACGAAGCAAGCAGATCACTAGCTACCTTATCTCGCGTGCTGTATGTTGCGTAGTTTGAGTACTCAAAGTCACTCATAAATAAATAACCCTCTTCCCAAGGCTCTCTAATGTCGAATCCTTCCATATATCACCTATATTGCGCCCCTACAGGGAGGCGACTTGCTTCTTTAGCTTTTCTGACTGTTCTTGAGTTAAGCAAACAACTAGCTCGCAACCCATCTCTCTACTAAATACTGTAACCAATATTTCTCCATCATCCGAATCAATATCAAGCTTATTACCCTTATTCTCACAGCATTCATAACTCATCTTTAAACCCTCTTATTAATTACACTTTATTCAGCGGGACATAGCCCGCTAATAGCTTTGTTATAGCGCCCATATAGAGCGCTTATTTATTGATCAGAACGGTATATTTTGATCGTTATTGCCAAAATTGTTCTGTTGTTGCTGTTGCTGCTGATTGTATGCCTGTTGATTAAAGCCTGGAGGCGTTTGTGGCTGCTGTGGTGCAAAATTCTGCTGTGGTGCCTGTTGCTGGAATTGCTGCGGCTGCGCTTGTTGCTGGCCAGCGTTCGGATTACTGTAGTTGCTAATGCTGGCATTCATCATCTTCAACTTAATGTACTCAGTTCCATTACTGCCCTGCTGCTTATCAATCTTCAACTTATCGCAATTGACAACAACAAACGAACCTTCAGCAATCGCCTTAGAATGAAAATCAATAGCTCCAGGTGTCTTGGCGAACAAAGCTACATCGTAATTAGTATACGAATCTTCAGCTCCGCCAGTGCCTTTGTTAAACTCTGACAATTCAAAGCAGAACATTGTATAGCTGCCGTTATTGTTTTGGCCTTCTTTGATGAAAGGGGCTTTACGGATTGAGCCTGATACTGTGTGTGACATAATTTTTACTCTTTGTTGTGCTAGCTATATGCCAGCGTTAGTTTTAATAAATGTTTTGTACGCTGGATCTGTAATTTGATTCAGTACTGCGCTATCTTGCTTAACCGCGTTAATCCAACCTTGTGCAGTTTCATCTAATGCGAATTGAGCCGTTTTAGGTGCTGCATTACTGTTATTCATTGAATCAGCGTCTTTCGTATCGTCAATACAGAACAGCCCATTCAGTGCGTACTTTCGAGCGTATGAACTGGCCGTTCCAGTTATCTGACTGTCATCCATACCTTTCTTTGTAACAGCTTCCCTAGCACTTGCAGAAACCTCTATGCTATTTTCGCCGTCCATAAGCTTGGCTGTTGACGTAACATAAATATTACCACCGATAGCCTCTACCTTGTCAGAAAGAGTGAGAACCAACTCACCAAGCATAGGCTTTACTGCCTCCAGAATATCCTCACAGTTACGGTAGTTGTATTTGCCGAACTTATTAAACTGACCCTTTGGAGCCTTTAGGTCTTTCTGAATTCGCGCCAACTCTTTATGAATACTCATAACCATTCCTCAACTTGCTTTAATGCTCTTTGTAATGCTTCTTTTTGTCGCTTTAACTTAAGCTCTCTATTTGCCGCTAGATTAGGCTTATCAACAACCTTGCGCTCAATGTATGGGTGACGCATTCCGTTTATTCTTTGCTGAATACCAAAGCGCTCAGCGTTTAACTTCTCGATGGCTTTATAGCAACCTAGCACCGGATTCATGTCGGGGGAGTCTAGTAGACTTTCAAGTCTATCAATCTCTTGCTTAACGTCATCTGGCATAGGAAGCATAACTAAAACACCAAATTAAATTTATCAGCCATGTCAGCAGCAGTCTTACCAGCCACCTCGTCAATAATACCCATAACCTTACTGTAGCTAGGGTTGGTGCGATCAATGCGGCTTAGAAGCTCACACACAAGCTCCTCGTCAATATTATTGACAATAGTCTTGAAGTTAACCTTGCAATCATCATCTTTAACCGAGTCGCCATTGATAATGGTATTCTTAATAGCCTCTTGCAATTCATCTTTAGAGCGAGCCATTGCTAGCTCATCTACCGTATAAATCTCATTCATTTCTCATTACTCCAGAATTAAGATGCTCTTCCAACTTCTTACTGTAAAAGTAACTATCAATACAGCCTCCGTCTTCGCAAGTCGGGCAGTAGTGCTCCGTGTATGCTGGCGCTTCCCACCCATCGTGATGATCAAAACTACTATCAACATCAGAAACTTTAAACACTCCATCGCAACCAGAGCAAGAGCACATATCAAGATCGGGTAACTTTTCTCCGCCATCACCTGCAGGCATGTCTGACATATCCAGAATAATCTCATTCATTTCTTAACCCTCTTTGTTAATTTCTGTGTTGAATATTAGCGGCTTATTCCAATTCAATCAAGCACTAATTCAAACTAATTTATATTTGATTTAATTATTATTCTGTCTTACTATTGCTGGAATAAACCAACAAGAGGGTAAATTATGTCCATTGATAATAAGTGTATTGAAAGCGAAATATCTGAAGCGGAGCTGGCTCTTGATTCTGTCGTTTCTGCAAATGAGTCCAAACAGCGTGACATGCCAGGTTACGAGGCATTCAAAGAAGAGGAAGCAGAAGAAGCGGGGGGGTCAGTATCATTAAGCCCAGCTGAAAAGCGCAAGATTAGAGCACAAAAGAGTATGGAGTTTAGAAAAAAGCATCAGGCGAAAGTAAAGAAGGGAATGCGCCTAATAATGAAAAAAAGAGGATTTAAAAATGCGCATCAATTTGAAACCGCTTGCGGACTAGGAAGCAAAACAATCACCTCCATACTTGAAAGCGGAAACGTGTCTCTATTTACAATGGAAATGATAGGTATTGGGCTTGATTATACCATCAACCCAGCAAAACAAGTACTTAAAGACTTTGAGGGTAAGTAATGGCTAAGGCATGGACTCATAAAGAGCTAAAAGAGTGCGCTAAAATATACTCAACTCAAGGATCAAAAGCCGCTTGTGAGTTTACAGGCAGAGAAAAGGGGTCGGTTAGTGCAACTATGAGTAAGTTCGGCGCCAAATGTGCAACTAGGCCAGCAGATAGCTTAAGGCCAAGAAAGCGCCAATGGTACGCTGAGAATATAGCTTTTATATTCGAATCACTATCAGGTGGAACGTCTAGAAAAGATATTGCTGATTATCTTGGGTTAAACGTATGCTCGATAAATACAGCAATAAGCAATGCAAGAAAGAATGGCTTTGACGCGTATCCGCCAAGGGGTTCTCGATGAGTATTAATAATCTAAACACATACACTAAGCCGACATTCTCTGTTGCTGAAATGTGCATTAATAGAAATGCAATAAATAGAGATTTAAAGACTGGCCCCGGCTTTAAGTTTTCATCCGATGGCCGAGAATACAACAAGAGAATATATCTTGATGAGACTGGCTTGATTGTAGATAAAAGCGACATTACAGATAAATACAACCTATCTGGGCGCAAGGTTCTAGAAATATTTGATCGCGCAGGTGGCGATTATATTGAGGCGCACAAAGAGCTATTAAAAAGCTCAAAGCGAAAGAAGGGTAGAAAATCATGAATAGAGAAATAAAGGTCAACTTCTCACATGCAAGGCTTTCTGAGATTGCGGCTATTAAGAAATTAACAGATAAAAGCTTTTCTACTGTTGCTCGTCGAGTAATGGAACAAGGGATTCTAGCAGTTAAGAATATGAGTGCTGATGAGTTTAACGAGTTAATGAGGACTAAATCATGATAACAAAAGAATTTTTACAGTCTTGTACTGATGAGCAGATTAGCAAAGGTGTTGCTTGGCTTGGAGTAAGGTCATTACTAAGCATAAGAAGCTCAAGAAATTGTGAAATATATAAGTTAGCGGCGAAAAACATACTACTAAGATCAATATCTGGTAGTGATGATTATTGCATTAATCCTGACATATCGTGGTCTGTTATTTTAGAAAATAGAATAGGCATTAAACCGCGCGGTGTCGATAGTGACTGGTACGCATATCAAGGAAAGATTGAAGTGATAAGCGAAAACCCACTACGCGCAGCAATGGAGGTTTACATACTTATGAGCACTCAATCATGATGGAGTATATGTCATTCATCTTAATTATATTATCTACACTTTGCCATTTTTGGTTAAATCTAAAAATATACAAAGCAAATGAATTTATAGGGTGGTCAAAATCAGTGGATGATATTGATAATGTAATATCTGAAAGGGTATTTATTAAGAAGATGGAGCTAGACACACTATTTGAATTCTTAAGATTAAGCCAAATGGTACTAGTTATTTCCTGCCTTGTATTTTTCATACAGACAATTTAAAGGACTAAATCATGATCCCACAATCAATAAGCCTTGTATTCTTCATGCTAGCCTCTGCACTTAGCTGCCTAATGTTTATGGGAGGTTATTTAATGCAAGGTATGCAACCTAATAATAAGTGGTTCTACGGGGTTTATGCGGCTGGTTGCGTATTAACTGCACTGGCTGGCGTATTCCTTCATCAGTCAGGATTCTACTTAACCATGGAGATTGGTTTCAAATGAACGAAATATTACTAGTTCTAACTGCATGGATTGGCATTTGTGCGACTATCTGTCTATTCACCGTACTTTGCATTAAGAATAAATAAAAACAACCCGCTACTACTCAGCTAGCGGGCCTCTTACTCTAATCAGCCTACTCAAAACTAAAGAGCAATGATTCAGCCATTTAACTGGATCGGGTAGAGCGCCCCAGCCAGCGAGGTAGTGTTTAGCAACCCAGTTATTCTACCACCTTCAAATTATTTTGCATTTATTCCTTATTTCGTACAAATAAAGCTTTACATTGTGCGGATATAGCGTATTATTACCTTATTGAAAGACAACAACGAAAGAGAGAAGCGAAATGCTTTATTCAAAACCAAACGAAAATATTGTTGAAGTAGCAAAAAGCAACATTGGAGCGTCATCATTCACTAGCGGAACTAAAACAAACACTTTGAAAGCTGGTAATAGCTTTGTAGTTCGAGGGTGGATTGATGGAAAGCATGTCTATTTTATTGAGCGTCGTCTAGCTGGACACCTAAAAAGCTCTAAAACTGTAAATACAATCAAAGAACTAAAAGCGGCGCTTTAAGCGCCATAACCGAGGATAAAAAAATGCCAAATATGAGCTATTGCAAGTTTCAAAACACGATTGACGCCATGATTGACTGTAATGAGTCGCTGACTGACTTTATTGAGAATGAAGGGGACCTTTCAGACGTTTCAGAAGAAGAACGCGAAGCAATGGAAAAGATGCACTACATGGCAAAAGAAATGGTACTTGCGTTTGAGGAATTGGAAGTTGATGAGGAGGAGTGCTAGCAAATGACCCCAGCACAAATAACCAAAAAAGGAGGGCTTACCGTTACTAAAATGGTAAGCCTGACCAATACGCCACGTAGAACGATATACGACCTGTTCGAACGTGACCAATCCAAGTTTATCGACTTAGCAATTAAAGCGCGTACTGAGCTATACAGGCAGGAATTAGCGCGTGTTGCTGATGAGTATCACCAGGATATTAATAATTTAGAGGGGGAGAGATAATGATTTTCAATCCGCACAATGAGTGGCTAGGAATGCCAGAGTTCAAACAAGAAAAGAAAGAAGCCTTTAGGGTTGTTAATTTCTTTATTGGTGAACGCAAGATAATCTGTCGATTCGATAACGATCGAGACGTTGACTCATTTATTTTTCATACTGGAATAAACCTACCTTATGAAGCAAAGCGAATAAATCTAGCTATTGGCGATTCAGAATACCTAAGCAAGTTATTTGATCAAAAGATAACCGACAAAAGTAAGTCTATTTGGTATCCATACAAATCCCACTGGGGGTTAGCCAAAAATCGCTGGAAGACTGAGACAGATGTCTTGCCAAAATATCCTGTCTACATTGTGTCAAAGGGTCGCGCTCACAATGGACTAACAACTAAGGCGCTTACAAATATGAAAGTTTGCCATTTTATTGTCGTAGAGGATGGCGAACTAAATGATTACTTACTGAGCCCCTCTGTTTCTACATCTTACGCAACATTATTGACACTGCCAAAGTCTTACCTAGATGATTACGACACTTGTGACGATCTTGGAAACACTAGAAGCAAAGGACCAGGAGCTGCTCGCAACTTCTGCCTAGATCATTCAAAAGAGAATGGCTTTAAGCGCCATTGGGTTATGGATGACAATCTAGATGCTTTTCATCGCCTCAATGACAATGAAAAATACGAAGTAGAAACAGGCGCAACACTTTTAGCTGCTGAGGATTTCGTAGACCGTTATTCTAATGTCCCTGTTGCTGGATTAAATTATTATTCATTCTGCAAAAAGACAGACAAAGTTCCACCATTCATTAAGAATACGCGTATTTACTCATGCTTACTTATTGAAAATGATGCTGGCTATCGCTGGCGTGGTCGCTATAACGAGGACACTGATTTATCGTTAAGGGTATTAAAAGATGGCCTTTGCACCATTCAATTTAACGCATTTTTATGCGGAAAGGTTACGACTCAGCGCATGAGGGGCGGAAACTCTAAAGAATTTTATGACAAAGAGGGAACATTACCAAAATCTAAGATGCTTGAAGACTTGCATCCAGACGTATCTAAGGTCGTGTGGCGCTTCAACCGCTGGCATCACTCCGTCAACTACAAGCCATTTAAAGATAATGAGCTTATTAGAATAAGCGATAAGCCAGAAAATAAAATAAACAATTACAGCATGAGCCTAACCAAAGAGGGTTGTCACAATGAGTAAAGAATCTTTCTCAATATCAATAATAAGCAAAGATCAATCTGCTGACATACTGCTTAACTATCACTATTTGAAGGATATTAGCAAGACATTTAAAAGTGGTATCAATTACGGGTTATTTCACAATAACAGCCTAGTTGGTTGCTGTATATTTACAGGCTTTCCAGTTCCTGAGCTAGTAAAGGGATTGTATGGTCTAGAGCGTGATAATCAAGACGGATTTTATGAATTAAGTCGATTATGTATTGAGCCAGGGATACAAGCTACCGAACATAATATAGCAAGCTGGTTTGTATCACGCTGTATAAAGCAACTTAGAAAAGATTTTAAGGTTAGAGCTATTCTATCCTACGCTGATGAGTCTTTTCATAACGGAACCGTATACCGAGCGCTTAACTTTAAGTATTACGGATTAACAACAGCTAAAAAAGACTTTTGGATACTACAGAATGACGGAAGCTACATGAAGCATTCCAGAGGAAAAACCAAAGGCATACCAGGCGAGTGGCGGCCAAGAACTCAGAAACATAGGTTCTTACTTACATATGATAAAGCCCTAGAAATTAAATGGACTGAACAATGAGAACAACAAGCGAAAAAGAGCAGGTAATTAACTCAAGAACTGAGAATAAACTATCTGAGCAGTCGGCAAGGTCTTATAAGGTATTAGTGGGGAGAAAGAGGATGTCAGTAATTACCATGAATGGAGAAACGAAATCCGAAGTAGAGAATAAACTAAGCGGTAAATTCGCAGAATGCGTAACAATGCTTTAACAACCTAACCAAAGAGGGCTAGATTATGAAAGAAATTACACTATACCGTGAAGATAACGGTCAATATTCAACCAGTGAAGCTAGGCAGGATGATGTTAGCGGCGTATACGTGCAGAAAGAACATTTAACAGAACTACAAAAAGAGAATGACGAGCTGCGGGCTTATGCAAACCGCCTAGCTAATGCTTTAGTGATTTGCGATGCGCAGCACGATGGGAGCTATATTGGTGGCGGCCATGTTCGGGAGGTGCTGGACGAATCCCTAGCCCAATCCCTAGCAGAGATTAAGGCCGAGGCTGTGTTTGGTATCATGGATAATGTTAATGATTTTGAGGCTTTCGGCTCACCAAAAATGATGGAAGTAAAAGATATTATTGAATACGCCAACAAGCTAAAAGGTGGTGAGTGATGAAGATTCAGAAAGTAACATTTTTAGTAAAGAAAACAATATATCAGCAAGTCGAGCTTACCGAGAATAACTGGGGTCAGCTTCCAAAAACAGGTATTGAATTAATAGATCTTGCTGATGATATTAGAAATAAACCTCATACATTTTGTGATAATGACGAATGGGGTAATGATGAGATACAGATGACTAATTTAGAAATAATAGAGCAACCTAACTAGCCAACCTGTAACCCCCACTTACCACAGCCCCTTAATTGGGGTTTAAATAAAAATGATTATTGCTATAATGATAATCCCCAGCGCGGATAGATCGGACTAATTACCCGATTGAACTAGGTCCACCAAATCCCTTTTCCGTGCCGCCCCTTCGATTTGGTATAAAAATTTGGTGATTACGAATGAGTATGAGTTTAATGGTTTTGGCTATGAAGGCCAAAGTCGGAAACCCGCTGCGCAAGCTGGTTTTAATCAAGTTGGCAGATAATGCCAATGATAAAGGTGAGTGCTGGCCTAGCTATCAACACATAGCGGACCAGTGTGAGATGTCAAAAAGCACGGTCCGTAAGCATATTAAGGACCTTAGTGATTCTGGTTTTTTATGGGTTGAAAACAGAAAAGGACCTAAAGGCAATACGTCAAACCTATATCATTTAACGCTACACCCTATGCCGTCAGAAAACACACCTATGCCGTCAAATAGCACAGGGGGTATGCCGTCAGATGACACCAGAACCTATCACTCTTATGAACCTATCAATGAACCTATTGCGGCTAAAGCCGGAAAGAAGTTAACCAAGGCTGAGTTATTAGCAAAAAAGGTCCGTGATAATTCAGAAGTTTATCCAGCATTGAATTGCATTGATGATGAACTCTTACTTGAATGGTCCAAGCTTAGGACCAGAAAAGGAGCAAGTGATTCTGATAGAGCATTAAAGCGAATCGAAGCAACACTTGAAACTTTACGGACCACTGGCAACACTGCGCCTGATTACGCTATTAGCAAACAATGTGATGCTGGATGGACCACAGTAGAAGTTGATTACTTTGTTAAAAGCAGTGGTCCTACTGGCCAACAGCTAGCAGCACACCAGCCACAACAATCACTTGATGATGTTTTAAATAGGGCTTTCTAATGAATAACGAACTATTCGCTGCTGAACTGATTAAACAGTTCTCAGGCATCTGGCCAAGCCTGCGAGCCACAATGCGCCCTGAGGACGTTTTGCAGTATCAAGGCCAAATGATTAAGGCGCTAACTGAAACTGGTTTAAATACACCAGAGGCAATTCAGCAGGGTTTTCGCAAGGCCAGAACAGAGGGCGGCCAGTTCCCGCCGAGCGTTCCTGAGTTTGTTCGGTGGTGCAAGGTTGAACAGAAAGAACCTAGTCACGTACTATTGCCGCGCCTCGAAAAGACCGAAGCCACACCAGAACAGAAAGCCACGTTTTTGGCTAATTTAGCAGAAGCCGCTAAGGAAATTAAATAATGTCCATGATTAACAATCCAGAGTGCCAGGTATTGGGCGCTTTACTTCTTGAGCCTAGTTACATTTTCCAAATTCAGGAAGCATTAAGCGAAGATGATTTTTCTAGTAGTAATCATCGTAAGATATTTAAAGCAATTCTAGCAGTGGGAGATAAAGCTGATGTATTCACCGTTTGTGATGAGATTGGTGGATCGAATGATGATATTGTATATCTAAATGACATGGCTGATTGCTGCGTCGTTCCAAAAAGCGTCATGGCATACGCTCAGTCGGTTATTGAATCATCACGACAGCGAAAAATCAGAGCTATCGGCCAAATGATTTTCGACAGCCAGCAAAGCAAGGATAAATCAGAGGTTATTTTAGACGCTGTAGGAGAAGCGCTAAACCTAATCGGCACTACTGATATTAGAAACACACAAACAACGCTGAATGACGCTTTAAAAGAGGTTGTGGCGCAAGTACAAGAGCGAACAGAAGGAATTAACGAAGTTTATAAAACTGGCTTTGCAGAATTAGACGAATACATGCCTTTTGAAAGCGGCGGTTTGTACTTTCTCGGGGGATTATCAGGCATGGGTAAAACAACACTTCTACAGTCGTTTATTGAAACTCAGATATTTGGAGAAATACCGGTATATTTTAACTCCGCTGAAATGTCGGCCGCTCAAGTCGCCAAGCGTTTTTTGCAGTCTGCTGGATCAATTAAAAGCTCATTCTTTAAAGACCCTAATAAGACCATAGGTGATGGTGATGTAGGAAAAAGAATGACGGCCGGCCTGATTAAGCTCAAGGATAAAAACCTTCTTATTGATGATGAGCAGGGATTGAATGTTAACCAGCTAAAGGTTCGAGCTAGAAATTGGCTAAGCTCCCAGAAATCATATCAGGAGAATGGAAAAGGAATGCTAGTGGTTGATTATATTCAGCTACTAGAATACGACCACAGAGCCAGCGCAAGCTCACTAGGCAAGATAAGTAAGGAGCTGAGGGCGTTCGGAAAGGAGATGGGCGTACCTGTAATTATACTAGGTCAGCTAAATAACGATTACAAAACACGCCAGGATAAGCGACCAATACCGTCAGACATTGCAGGATCAAGCGAGATTTACAAGGATTGTGACGGGGTAATCTTCTGTTATCGAGACATTGTATTTAATCCAGAAACACAGGATCGCGACATAATGGAAATAATATGCGGCAAGAACCGAGATGGCGCTCAAGGTACGGTAAGAACCATTGCTGAGATGCAATACTTCCGAGTAAAAGACATTAAGCAAGAATACACCTATCAAGGATAAATAATCAAAATAGCGGTTTACTATTGGAATAAGCCGCTATACTATAAGGGAAATTAAAGAGGAGAGAGATTGTGAAAAACATTGAGGGCGCATTTGGAGATATTGGCGATTCTGTTGATTGGGTAAATGGAATGTTATTTAAAACCACGAAAAAAGAAGGCTATCAAATCAATGGCTTTGAGGATCAAGAGGAAATGCAAGCCATTGCAGAGCAGCGCGGGCATAAAATCCAATCAGTAGCGCAAGCCACTAGTGGTGAATGGGTATATTCAAAGGAGCAACACAATGCAGAATAAAGATATTGAGGCAGCTACAAAAGCGATGATTGGCGGCATTCGAGTTATGAAAAATGAATTATTACCACCAAATGAGATTATTTTACTCGTCGGTGTTGATGCTTATGAGCGAATAAAGAATGCTGACAAGCTAGAAAAGGAGTCTGGTGATGAGTAAGTGGCTTGCAGGCCCCAGCTACTTTCATGCGCACCACCCATTCACTAGAAGCGCAAAGAAGATTGGTCGAAATGAAAAGTGCCCTTGCAAATCAGGCAAGAAATATAAAAAGTGTCATGGAGCAAATGGTGATGAGTGATATTAAGATGAGTGAGGTGTTTGATTTGCCAGTATATCAATCTAAATCAAGCAAGAAGATTATTAAAGATGCTAGATACGATGCACTAGCTAGATACGACTGGGAGAAAGAGGCGGAAGCAGCCGTTCATGCCATCAACTCCCACGACAAACTAACCCAGCAAGTAAAAGACCTTGAATTCTCGCTAGATAATAGGGATTGCTATATTGCCGATGCTGATATGAAGAACGAAGATCTAACCCAGCAAGTGGCAGAGCTTCGGGCGGCTTTACTTTCAATCAAGAGTCATCAGCAAACAGTTACACCGAGCGGCTTTGAGTTTTCTAGTACTTGGCAGATTGCGGATAAGGCTTTAAGCGAATAAGTGTCCTACCCTGAGCGTTTTTGTGAGTATAAAGCGCTTGAGGGTTGTGTATAATGAATGCGTGGATAGCCTTAGCGGGTGAACGCTGGCTTCAGTAACCAGCTTCCACTTCAAATCTTACTGATAATTCTTAACTGGAGAATTGCATAATGAATATTATTCAATCTAATGTAAAAACAATGTCATCTTCTCAGCTTGGGCAGTTGCTAGGCTATGAGAAAAAAGAAGTTAATCGCAAGGTTTTAGCCATGTTTGAGGCTGAAATAGATGGTGGAGTAATTTCACCATCTCTTGACGCTAGAGGATATATCGATGAATACCACTTGCCAGAGGTTGAGTCGAATATGTTTGCGGCAAAATGGAACATTCAACACTTACGGAAAGTAACCGAGTATTTTGTTTTAGCGCCTAAGCCAATGACTCAGCTTGAGATGATAGCAGGTATGGCTAGCTCAATGGTTGAGGTTGAGCGTAAGCAGGCTGAGCAGGCTAAGGCACTGGAAGACATTACGAGTAAGGTTGAGCGACTAGAAACAAGCGACAAGGTTTTATCATCTTGCCCTGTCAATGCTGAAGGTATCACCTCAATATGCGCCAGAATGAATCTCAAATACTCCATTCCAGCCTGGGCGGTTAAGGAAATCGTTCGCGGATCGTATGGCATCAGACCTGCTGGTAACGTCCAGAATCAACATGAGAACGCCAAAGGCTCAGCTTATGTGGTTTGGTGGGTGTCTGACATTACAGCGCTGTTTAAGCGTGTTGCTAATGAGTCTGAGCGAGTAACTAATACATTGGTAACTCATCCGACAGTATCGAAGCGTTTTAAATTAATGGAAGGGGTTTAGCATGAGAGAGATTAAGTTTAGGGGGTTGATTCCTGATTCGGGTGAGATTTCTATGGTACAGAGTATTAGTTTTGAAGAGGATGAAATTTATTTTTCAGAGCATGGGGGTTATTGCTTTGATATAGACGATTGCAATTTAATGCAATTCACTGGCCTTACCGACAAGAACGGCGTTGAACTGTATGCTGGTGACGTTGTTTATCTTGCTGGATATGGCGAGTACGTGTGCGAATTCCCATTTATTGAGCTTTACGAAGGAGCAGCGGAGAATGACATAGGCGCGCTGATAGGGAATATCTATCAAAACCCAGAATTGATAGAAAATAACAATGAATAACCCCTTTACTATGTCGGAATAAGCCGATAGTATATGCACACCAACTAAGGAGAGAGCGATGATTGATTTAGTACACGATGTAGCAGTATTTAACGGTAAAGACCTATTGCTTTGTGTTGTTGTCGCTGTCGGCCTTGGGTTTTGTTTGATTAATGAAATGAGAGGATTTATGAAATGATTATTCCAGTTCGTAATGTTGTGTACTTTGATTATAACGTAATGGCGTTTAAGGTTACTGGATATTCGCGTAAGTTTGACAACTCAACACTCGCGAGCGATTTTATTAACTCTCTACATTATAGCTAGATTTCATAACTGAGAGGTGATGTTATCTCAACAGGCTGTGGATCAGCTCCAACCTTGCCGCTGTGAAGCGTGAAATGGTTACTAAGTTCTTATAGGTGTGGTGACTGTGGTGTAACGGTAACATTACAGGCTACACGGTAAAACGTGACCCGGGAGGCGATGCGGGAGATGCGGGTTCGATTCCCGCCAGTCATCACAACCTATAAACATTTAACCCCTTAAACAAACGCAGAGCGAAGCGATGTCGCTTTGCTTTAAATTGTTATATTTACGGAGTTTACAGAATGGCAAAGCTAGAAGAAATATGGATTGAGAATCATGCCAATTCAAACCCAGCAATTAGAATTGACTGGGATAATGATAGACATCAACGAATAGAAATTAAAGGTCGAAACCCTTTGCATGTAATTGAAGCGTTAAAGCTTGCTGCATTAGAGCTTAAAGCTGAATTACATAATGAGGAAATATAACCGCCGCAATATGCGGTTTATCCGCATGATTGCTTTGTTATACGCAACCAATTTAACCAAGTGGGAAATATGCTATGAAATACTATGTTAGTGATAAAACAATTCAGGCCCTTAAAAAAGGGATGCCGTTTTGTGATGTTTACATGCCGCGAGAAAAAACGGACACAAGAAAGCGAGCAATAGATATTGCAATTTTGGCTAACTGTCATGCTTGTAGCGAGGAATTTGTTTTAGAAGACAAAAACGAGCATGTTGACGGTGATTTTTGCGACCACTGCCTAAAAGTGCATGGCGTATAACACCGAGATGTGCGGCGCAAAGTGTCCCTATATTGATGCGTTATGGGGATTTAATAAAGAGGGTTAAGTGATGGCTAAGAAAAAACGAAAACAATATGTAGCGCACCAGCAAAAGGCCAAGAGCGCTAAGGCTGCGCTTAGAAATTTAGGTATTGGGTTTGTTGCTAGTGGCGATGGATTAGAGCTAATTAACGTGGCAAAGAACCGCATTGAGGCTTGCGGGCCTAGCATTGATGCAGCCATGAGCAAGATACGCTATAAGTGGCAAATTTATATCGCTGCAATGGGTCGTAGCAAGCTGGGGCAGGCTTATATTAAGAGCGAAGAAATCAACGTACCTGGAGAGTATTTCAAACATGAGCTAAGCGCCACTGTGTCAGATTTGCATGATAAGTTAAGCGAAACAGTGCCTAAAGATCAGCTATCTAATCTGGGTTGGATTGCTCTACCTGTTGCGCGTGATATTAGTGAGAAAGAGCTAGAGGCTTTATTTAATACGTTTGGTTGCTGGGAGAATCCAGCACCTTGGCAAGATGAGATATTAAAAGAGGGTTAGGGGATGAAATTTGATTGTACTGAAAACGCAGGAGACAAAATTGAGTTTGATTTATTTGATGGGGAGCTGATTGTCACAATCAAAAGCACGGAATTGAATTGCACGCTGGTTGCCTGTCTGTCGGAAGAGGATACAGAGAAGGCTATAAAAACTCTATACAGGCAGAGATAATGGATATTGAGCAGCTAATAAACGACTGGCGCAACTCAGTTGATGAATACTCTAAAGCAAAGGCTGATACAGAATATTTACGGGAGTTTCGCAAGTCTAAAAAAGCTATTTTAATCGGCCAAGCTGAGAAAGAAGGCCATAAAACAGGGCAAGAGCGCGAATCATACGCTTATTCACACAAAGAGTATGTGGAGCTGCTAGATGCGCTGAGAATAGCTATAGAGAAGTCTGAGCAGCTAAGGTGGCGAATGACTATAGCGCAAGAAAGAATAAATATTTGGCGCACTAAGCAAGCCAATGGACGAAAAGAACAATCGAATTATGGAGCATAAAATGACAAGCGAATATGTAAGCACAATGAAAACTAGCGAGAATGTAGAGTTTAAAGGGGTTACCCTGCTACAAAAAGAGGATGGCACCTATGCCGTTCCAGGTGGCGGTCACATCGTTAAGCGTGGAGACGCTGAGAGAGCTGCTAAGGGGTTGTTTAAGTCTAACAAAGGCATTCAGTCGCCCATTAGCAAACTAGCAGATAAGACAGTTACAAGGCTTAATGCTGCCAGTCGTGAAGGTGTTGATTTGGTATTGGGGGTTTAGTTATGGGTCCGGATATGATTAGCCTAATCGCGGATTGTGTGATTAATGCAGTGATTACCCACAAGAAAACCAATACTAACTATACGATTGTAAATCCTGTCATGATTAAAATTAATGGCGATTGG